CTGAATTAAAATAAGCCAAATAAACATCTACTGTTTTATCTGTAAATTCTCCATTTTCTACCAAACTTCTAATTTGATTTGTAACATTTGACAATCTAATGCCAATTTCATTAACCTGTAGTTGACCTGTTTCGGTTGTTGCATCAACCTGTAAAAAAGAGCCACCAGCTTCATAAGAGTTAGAATCATAAGTTACGTTTGTATACCAATCAGTTAATCTAATAACTGTGGATAAATTAAGTTCAACTAAAAAAGCTGTCTTAGTTGCTGTGGATGATACTTGTGTTTGTAAAGCAGCAGATAGACTTCTAGGCATTAGGTAATAACCTCTCTAACATCAAATGAAATGCTGTAAAAACCACTAGCATCTGTTGAATACATGATTTCACCATCGTTTTCAAGATAAACAGTAAAGCTAGGTTTATTTACAGTAACAGCTTCATTATCTGCAAGAGATGCTACTAAATTTGGAGATATGGTTACTGTTGCTGCTCCACCTGATGCATTAGCATCTTCAGATACCATGTACACCTTAGAATGATTGGCAAACTTAATATAATCTCCAGCCTTTAATGCTCCTGTGGTTTGTGAAAAACCATCCATTGCTATTGTGTTATCGCCAGAGGTATGAGCTCCATTAACAACTATATCTGTTTCTAATTTGCTTGCACCTAAGTTGTCTAAAGGTGCTTGAATAGTAAAGTCCTCAAAAGAACCTTTCTGCTTTTGTAAAAATGCAAATATTTCCTGTGCTTTTTCTTGTTGTAAAGGTGGCATCCCCACTGTAAAAGAAAAATACTGAGCTCCTATTTGTCTTACTTGTTTTTTACCAGATAATGTCTGGTTCAAAAGCGTTGGTCTGTTATCTTTAAAATTTAAAGTTCTAAAGTTGGGGTCTGTTGGAAATTGACCAGACATTTATACAACCCCCATTTTGCCTTGATTATTCATGGCATTGTTTATGATTGATGTTATCAACCCTTTTCTTGATGCTAGTAACTGATCAAAGCCAGCAGCATCTACTGTTGATATGTTGAAGTTGACTGTGGGTGATGCACCCATTGATTGACCTTTTGTATGATCTACAACTGTTTCATTTGGATGTAGCATTGCTGGGAATCCACCCTTGCCATCCAATCCACCAGCTCTAATTCCTTTGCCAGTAAATCCACCCCCATCACCATTAAAATCAAAAAGAGTGTCTCCATCTGTCAACCTGTTATATTCAAGAGAGTCCATTCCTGTAGTGATTGCACCTTTAATCAATCCAACCATTTTTTGAATTATAAATACTTGTATCAACTCGTTTATAACTGCTCTAGCAACTGATGTTGCTAAATCTTGAAAATCTAAAAACTGTTGACTGGCAAAATCAAAGAAATTTGTAAAAGCTGATGTCAGTTTACCTTCCATAGTATCTGCAAATTGCTCTACTACAGTTTTTGTTACCTTCATCTGCTCGCCTAAAGCATCAAAATCTAACATATTGTTTGCAGTAAATCTTGATAATTTTTCTTGCTTCCCAGTTAATTCTTCAATTTTAAATGCAAGTTCATCATGTGCTTTTTGTGTTTCAATTAAAGTGTTATTAACTCTTTCATATCTCTCATCACCTATGCCAAATTTTTTCTCTGCTTCGCCTAAAACTGGAATTAAACGATCTAGGGTCTCTGTTAAATCAGCATATTCAAACTTTAATTGCTGTAATGTTTTTTCTCTAGTGTGAATTCCGATTGCTTCTGCTAAATCTAAGAAAGCATTTGCTGTGCCTATAACAACTGCTTGCAAAGGCAATAAAGTTGCTCTTTTTAGCATATTCATAGTGTCATTAAATCTTTCTGCATCTCTAATAGACCTTTCTGGAATAATGCCAGTTGCAGATGCTGCTAATTCTTTCATAGCTTCAGCACCCTCAGAGCCCATAACAGCAAGTTTTACACCTGCTCTACCCATGAGATCAGCTAAGATAGCGTTCTTTTCAAACTGACTACCAACATTATCAAGGGCTTCAAATAATTCGACAAACACTTCTTCTGCACTTTTAACAGAGCCATCGGCTTTTTTAACCTGTACGCCAAGTTTTTCTAATGTTCTTCCTGCTTCGGTTGTTCTAATCTGAGCTTGACCAACCATCTTGGTAAAGTTCTGCATACCTTTGTTGAATTCTTCTGTAGCCAATCCAGATTGTTGTGCAGCAAACTGGTAGCGTTGCAAAAATTCAGTATTAACTCCAATAGAGTCAGATACTTTGCCAATATTATCAGCAAGAGCTAAAGTTTCATTTGCAAATGTTACAAGCTGCCTAACAGCAAAAGCACCAGCAAAAGCACCAGCCAGCTTCTTCATAGCTGATTGGGTTGAGTTAATGTTTTTATTTACAGAATTAAAGCCCTTCTTAGTATTGTCTTTAGCTGAAACTCTTAATTTATAATCAGTTGCCATTTTTTATTTGCCTATTCTTTTCCTCTAAATATGCTATCCATCCTGTAAACTCGGATAAGGTCATTTTCTCTTCTAAATCTTGCAAGGTACAACCCAGCATTTCAGCAAGATAGTATCTAGCAAATAAGTCCTTATCCTCTGCTACTTTTTTGCTTGTTGCTCTACGCTTGGGCTAGACATTATTTCAGTTGCAACCCTTGCAAGAACATCTTTATCCACGTTATTCATTAACGCGTGTTTATCTGATAGATCAAAAACTTTTTCACCATCAGAATCTAAGGCTTTGTATATTAAACAATAAGCCATTAACGCCACATCATCATCTTTTGCAAATTTTTGCAATTTAGACATTTCTGCTAATGTTAATGGCTTTGCATATACTTTAAGAACCTTCTCTCCTTCACTCCACTCAGGTATTTCAATTTCTTTGATTTCCAAAGAATCAAAATGAGCTTTAGCCTTATCTATTACGCTCATTGTTATACAGTGCTTTCTGTTAGAGCACCATTGCCTTGAACTGAAATACTTGCTTCAACTAAACCATCAAATGATGCAGTTCTTGAAACACCAGTTACAATAGCTGAACCACTGTAATAAGTATCGCCAGAAGCATCGCCTTCAGGATAAACATTCAAAGTTACCTCTGATCCAATGCTTAAAGCACCTTGACCTGATGTATCAGTTTCATCCCAAAACACATCTAAACTTCCTGAGAAGTTTGTTAATGATGGTTTGTAACTGCGAGCAGATGCTCCCATCGAAGTATCTTCTAAAGTATCAGCAGATTCTTCGATTGAGTAAGACCTTATTTCAGCTACAGCATTTGAGCCAACCTTTACAGTTCCCTCACTTCCTTTATGTGTTGCCATTTTCTACCTCGTCTTTCGACTTTTCTTTAGAAGAAGATTTAGGTTTATCTTTCGATGGGGCTGCTTCTTCTTTCCAACCCTTATTCAATAATGACTCAACCTTAGAAGGGTGAGCATCTATAGAAACTTTTCCGTCTGGACTAATCATTTTCATAATTATCTCCTTTAAACTGCTACATCAGGAGCGTTTTCTTTGACATAGTAGTTTGTTAAAAATGTAAGAGAGACATAGCCCAATGGCTTTTCTCCCTCGCTGTTAAACTCTATCTCTGTGGATTCTAAATAAGTGTCTTTAGCTAATCCATCAAGAGTTCTATCAGCAGCTATTGCTGCTTCAACTTCTTTGCTTATTGTATCAATAGTATCATCAAAGTTGCTAGTAGCTTTAGCATAACCTTCTACTACAACTGAGAGCTCTCTGCTCATAAGTCTTTGTGTTCCTATAACTATAGGCTCAGATGTTTCTGATTTTGTGTAAATAATTAAAGCTGGCAGAGAAGCATTTTCTAATGGATAAACTCTGGATTCAAAAACATTAGAACCAGTAGTTGTTAATCCAGTTAGAGTTGTGCCAAATTTTTCTCTGATTTGTTGCCTAATATGATTTGCCATTATATTTCCTCAAGCATCAAAGCAGAGAATCCAGTTCTATCTGCTTGTATATTAACAACTGTATAATTTTGTGCTGCTTTCAATGTATTACCATCAACGTCTTTGATAGCTGCAACAGCTAATGTATTTCCAAATGATATATTTGGAACATCTATTGTTCTGCAATAAGCTATGGGCTTTAGTGCTTCCACGCCTATACCTTCTTCTTGTTCAACATATTCATTATTTAAAATAATTTTAATAGTAGAATCTGAACCATTGTTTGTATAAACAGCAGATACGCCATGACCATATTCTATATCTAAATATGCAATCATATCTTCTTCTGTTTCCATTTGGTATTGAGACATTATTGCTCCTCTAATACCAATGAAACTAAGCCTGTATTATCAGGCTCAACTGTTTTTACTAAAAATGTTGTTTCTGATTTTAATACACTACCCCTATTAGTTGTAATAGCATTTACAACCAATTTATCTTCATGCGATATATAAGGAGCATCAGTTGCTTTAATAATTGCTCTGGGTTGATAACCAGCAACAGGAACTGTGCCACCCTCTATGTTGAAATATTCTTGATCTATGATGATATTGATGTTGGTTGTATTTCCAGAATCAATATCAAACCAAGTATCTATGAGACCATTTCTTTGATCCCATAATGATTGTTGCACCTCGAAGAATGTAGCAGTAACTCCATGACCTGTGTTGATGTCTACATAGGAGTTAAAATCTGCTGCACTCTCGATGGGCATGATTTATTTTTTAGCTCTTTTCTTTGGAGCTTTAACCTCTGATGTTTCTAAACCAACACTTCTATCAGCTTGTTTAGCTTTTGGTTTTTCAACATGAATTTCTGCCTTGCCATAGCCACATAATGAATGACCTGTTTGTTGATCTAGTTCTACTATATCTCCAGCATGAACCTTTGATCCGTTGGCAACTGTGTCTTGTAAAATTTTATATTTTTTCATAATTAAGGTGGTGGGGTTGCCCCCACCATTCCATTTAAGCATCAGCTAATTAGTCAGATGACTTACAGAAACTAACAGCATGACGAACTGCTACGTCTACAGTTTGTAGAGCAATAATTCTTACGCCACCTGCTTTTGAAAGTGCATAAGGATCGACAGTTATATCCAATCCACCAAACATTCCAATTAACAAGTCAGCAAAGTTTCCAAAGTAGAAATCACCTGAAGTTACTTGATTACTTCTAACAACATTGTAGCCATTCATTCTTCCATCAGGCTCAACAACGAACTGACCAGAACCTGTGTCCTTGCTAGTTGTTTTCAATGTTCCATAGTCTGCTGGCTTACAAATGTAAGACAATGAACCAGACAATGCATTATCAGCAGCAACAGCACTTTCCATGCCTACGATCTCAGCAAATGTTGGATTTGCAGCAGCGAAAGTTGTTGTGTTGATACCAGAAGTATTAGCAATACCAGTAGGTTGACCACTTGTACCAGAACCAGCTAAAGCACCTAAATCAATTGCAAGAGCAATAGATTGTGTTAGGTCGTCTCTGATTAAGTTTTCAATATCTAATGAAGATTGTTGAAGCATTAATCTTGAAGCATCAGTGTGAGCACCGATAACTTTAGGAGACATGGTTACTGATCCTGAAGTGAATTCAGACTCAGCAGAGTCTCCGCCTTCAGTAGCGATCCAGCCAGCAGAAGCAGCAGCAGTTTTCTTAGGAATAACCACGTTGCCTTGTAATCCACGAAGCATAGTTGCACCAGCTTGCATTACAGAAGAAGAGTTTCTTAGAACATCTATGAAATCTCCGCCTTTGTAATCTTCAGCGATAAGAGTAGAGTCATCACCAGTGTTGATGTCTCTAGTCCAGTTACGAAGAACATCAGCAGGAAGCATAATTCCTTGTGCTACTTTGCCATGTTCTCTAGCAGCTTGCTCTGAACATTCGAATTCGAATTCAGCAGCTCGCTGTGCATTTCTGTCAGAAGGATTAGCAAGAGCGTTAATAGCTTTTACTAAACTAAATCTTCTAACTTCTTTTGGTGTCATTCCAATTTCAGAAGGAGTTTCAAGTGGAGTGTTATTAGAAATGTTTTCCAATAATATTCCTCTGAACTCTTCAACAGATACACCTTCTTGAATAGCCTTGTCAGCTAGGTCTCTTTTATTGTGCTTTACAGCAAGATCAATGATCTCTTTTGAATTTCTTTTGAATTCAGCTTTTGCTTCGTCAGCACTTTGAGCTCTAACTTCATCAAGGTTAATCTCATTTTTAACTTCTTCAGTCATTTTTGTTACCTCTATTTGAGTTTTAGTTTGTTTATCTTTAGAACGTCCAACGCCTACAAGTCTCGATTGGTCAGCAGGGATGCTAACGCTAGAAATTTCTAGCGGAGACCAATTTGCTTTGTAATAATCCTCGCCATCACGTTGTATACGCTCCAGTTTATCTATTCTGTAGCCTACAGAGATATTCATGCGAATACCATCTTTGACATCTTCAAACACTTCACGAGCTAAAGCAGATTTACCAAATCTAACTACTGCAATTGTCCTTTTTGCAGTCTCATCCAGTTTGAATTCTTCAATTACACCTATTTGCTTGGTCATATCATGATCCATGAGCAAAGGGGCTCTTCCTGAATTAATAAACTCCATGTTTATATCATCAGCAGAATGTCCTAGCACTTCCATGCCAAAACTTCTTTCAACAGGTTCTTCAGAAGAAACACCAACTCTGACTCTACGATTTTCTTCATCAATATGAGAAGCTCTGGAAAGATCAACAGTCCTATATTTCATAGGCATATGTACAACCTTTCTTTCTTCCTCATCTTGATCCATCATAGAAACTTCCTCAGCCATTTCTACTTCTTCACCTTCTTCTACATCCTCATGTTTCTCAAACTCAACGATAACAGAGTTATCAGTTTCAGAAACGCTGAGGATATGTCTATCTTCTTTTTGCATAGTTTTCTCCTCAGTATTTTCTACTGGATGTATTTCTGATTCATTTGAATCAAAAACTGTTTGTCTTTCATCATCTTTTTTCATTTGTTCCACCAATCTTTTTGACCAGCTATAGCCTGCATCACCACCCCAGAGAGCCCATGCAATTCTGCCATTAGAAGGATAACCCTCTTCGCCAGCACTGAATCCTTCAGCTTGTTTATCAACCTCATGTCTAGAGAAGAAGCTGTACATTCTTTTGATGGTCTCATCTGATAAATTTTCACCAGCCACTATTTGTCTTGCTCTTACAGCACCAACTCTAGTTCCACCTCTGCCAAATTCTTCACGCCAGTCTAAACCTTTTTGAGCTTCTGACTTCATGCCTGCATTTGGTCTAGCCATCTTCTTCTTCGCCACCTTGTATCTTAGCTTCCACTGGTAACTTCTGACCAAATGGCTGATAAGCTAATTCAATATCATATTGTTTCGCTAACTCAATTTCTTTTTGATGTTGCTCAAACAATTCTTCAGTGTCTCTGCCATAAGATGCAGAAATGTCTGAATATGTAAGTGTTCCATTTTGTAAACCAATAACATTAGCCTGCATTTCTTTGAGTGGATCAATCCATGCGAATGATCTTGGAATGTAATTTACTGATCTTGCAAATTTATCAAACTTGCCCATTGGTAAATTAATGTAACCACTAGAAATAGCCATCTCCAACCATGATTGGAATACTGGGTTTACAAAATGCTCAATTACAAATTGTTGATATATCTGATACATACTTCTATCTTCTAAAGCACCTTGCCTGATAGAAGAATAATTTACAGATGTTAAATCGTTAGATAGTGAGTGATAAGAAATATTTAATCCTGATGCAATGCTTCTAAGTACGCTGGTTGTAAAAGAATCAAAAGCAGATGTTGGATGTGTTGGATCAAACGCTCTGAAATCCATGCCTGCTGGAAGTTGCTCAAAGACTCCTGCTTGAGCGTTCATTGTTGGGTTGAATGTATCTTCATACTCGCCATCACCAACGTAACCATCGCCATCTGGTGAGGT